TCATACTTAGCTCTGATATCAACTCTAGCAGCCTCAGCAGCATCAGCGTCTGCACCAGGAATCTGTTTCATAATAACTTCATCATGTGGTGCAAACTCTTCAGCACGTTTAGCTCTACGCATCTCATGAGCAATGTCTTTAGCTTTAGTCATGTTTGTTACAATAGGCATTATGCGTACTCCCATGCGTTTCTAAAAGTTCTATCACCTGGAATATCTGTGACATCCACAATCTGATACTCCTTACCAGCAGGTACATCCTTAGCTGCAATCTGCTCAATAGTTAAACCTGAATTAGGAGCAGGTACTATGACTGCAACTCCTCCGTCATCTGTGGGATATATAATTCTCTTATCCATTATTGCTCCTTATCTAAAAACTGCTGCTGTAACCATATATGAATCGTACTGACTTCCGTTAACGTGTCTAAGTGCTATACTAAACCTACTTCCTAGCTCAGTAGTATCGTGATATCTGTTTGCAATAATAGAACTTGTATTACCTGAGTTTGTATATTTGTGACTAAGTGCTACAGCGTAATAACCGTCTTCTAAAGAATTAGTAAAAGTAACTGTATAGTAACCAGTTCCTAAATCAGTAATACTACTTACATTAAATGATTCATTAATTGCAACTGTCCCAGTACCATTAAAGTTTACCCAAGCCTTTGCAGAACCATTAATGACGTTAGTCACATCAGTTGACTCTGTACCGTCTCTACTCGCTATCGTGTCTAATTTAAGTGTACTCATTTGATTTACCTAAAAACTACTACATTGACTTGTTCAGCATTATAATTAGTTGTAGTTTGTCCTGTTGCTACTCTAGTTGTAGTTGTTGTTTGAGCAGTTTCGTATAATTTTCCCCAAACATCAGATCCACTAGAGCTTAAACTTTCTCTACATGAAGAAAAAGTTACATAATTCACATCAGTCATTGCATTAGTAAAAGTAACTGTATAATCACCATTACCGTTATCCGTAATACTTGACACATTCCCAGATGCTCTAATTGGATCACCAGAGGTCCAAGTGCCGTCAAAGTTCACCCAAGCCTTAGCTGTATAGACTTCTACGTTATTGGTGTCCTTGATTGTGTCTACCTTAATTGTACTCATTTGATTTACCTAAAAAACGCTGCTTGGTTTACATTAACATCACCTAAAGTAGCACTTGTAGTAAAAGTGTTGTAGTAGGCTTTAGATGTTGTTGCTGGGTTAGATACAGCCATTCGGTTATAGTTACTTGTGCCACCGCCTGAAGTATTTAAATTAAGTCCAACTACGCAAACATAATTAGTATCCTCAAATGCGTTAGTAAAATTAACTTCATAACGACCAACAGCAAGATCAGTAATACTGTCTACATTAAATGATTCTCTAATAGCAACTGTCCCAGTACCATCAAAATTTACCCAAGCCTTAGCAACACCGTCAATATCTGGTTGTGTAGTACCTGCTTGGTTTGTAATAGCATCAACTCTTAGTGTACTCATAAGATCACCCAGTTCCCGCCAGATGCTACAGTGACTGTAACGCCAGTGCTAATAGTTATATCTCCGATACTTGCTGCATTTTTAGTAGCAGCTACTGTGTGATCTGCATCAATAGTCTGGTCATTCTCAAAGAACGCTGAAGTGTTATACACCCCAGGTGTCTCAATACCAGTAGTACCATTCAGTATCATTGCCATTTATAACACCACCCATCTTGATCCACTAGGGACTGTTACCGAAACACCACTATTAACTGTTAGTGGTCCTGTTGACATTGCATTAGTATTACTTGTAATTGTGTAGTTAGTTGTAATTGTCTGACCATTCTCATAAAAGATTGCATCAGATCCACCACCACTAGCTCCACCACCGCCACCAATAGCACCCCATGCAGAACCATCGTAGCCCTCAAAGGAACTATCAGTAGTATTAAATCTTAGATAACCAGCAGCAGGTGTACCGTCTCTCTGTGCTGTAGTACCGCTAGGAACTTCTGCAGAGCCTGTAGCAGACGTTTTAGTAACGTAAGTACCTAGATCACTAATCTGTGATTCTGTGATGCTGAGAGCAGCCTGATGCTGTGTAACAGAGCTTTGTGTGATGTTTGCATCTGGTACGTTAGCCCATGTAACTGCAGTAGTAAGATCGTTAGTTTCTGTAAATGAAGTTAGATAACCTGCATCGTTAGTCAATGTAGATACATTGTCACCAGGTTGTGTAAATCCAGTAGAGTCAATACCATCTAGTAAGTCAGCATCTAATCCTGAGCCTGTGCCATCAACTGTTTGAATAGCAGTCATGATCTCAGATGCAGTTTGATCTGCTGTAGCACCTGTTTCAATACCAGCTAACTTAGTCTCTTCAGCCGTAGTATATGATGCAGTAGTTGCATCTAGCACAGCAGAATATGCTTGTACGTCAGTACCTATTTCTAAACCAAGATTAGTTCTTGATGTACTAGCACTTGCTACATCAGATAGGTTATTAGCTGCTTGTAAACCACCACTACCTGTAGTAATAGTTTGCCAAAGCGTTCCATTCCAAACGTAAATAATATCGTCATTAGTGTCGTAATACATTGCTCCTACAGCTAAAGCATCACCGTCATTATCAACGGTAGGAGCAGATGACTTAGCACCTAAGTAACGATCATCGAAAGAATCTAAAGCTAATTCTGCAGCAGCTTGTGCTGTTTCAGCATTAGTCTCAGCTAACTCAGCAGCAGTTTGCGCTGTTTCAGCAGCAGATTGAGCAGCCTGTGCAGCTATCTTAGCATTGTTTGCACTAGCTGCTTCAGTTGCAGCAGAAGTGGCAGAAGAGGCAGCAGCAGATGCAGATGCTTCAGCTTCAGCAGCTTTAGTAGACGCTACAGAAGCCTCGTTAGCTGCGTCTGTAGTAGCATCACCTGATCCCCCTGCACCTCTCCATATAGCCATGTTACTTCCTTACTTATTAGCGATATACATTGTTACTTCAAAACCAAATCGTAACTCTGTGTATTCAGGTTTAGACCACATCAGACCACCTCCTATGAAAAGCTCCCCAAGCCTTGTGAGCCTGGGGAGTTATTAACCAACTTAGAATTAAGCTGGAACAGCTAGAGCAACAGCACTGCTATCACGCAACTCAGCTACACCGTAAAGCATATCTGATGTGAATAGCGTACCGAGGTACTCTTGCTTGTACTGGGTCTGTGAACGTACACCCATTTGCTCAGCAAGAACGAAAGCGTCTTTATGAGCAAGTAGACAGATACGGTCAGTTGCAGAGTTACCTGCAGCAGTATCAGCATTTGTAGATACATAGACCTTAACACCGTATACGTCACCGATCTGACCGTTACGGATTGTGTTTCCACCAGCAGCCTCACCAGTGAAGGACTGCTCAGTAAACCGTGCAAGACCCATCAATGTGTTACGAGTTGTTGGAGGAACAATCAAGAAACGATCTGACATAGGAACGTCAGCATCATCAAGTCTCTGGATTGATCTACGGATACCAGCATCACCCAATGCAGCAGCATTAGAAGTTGAAGAGTTGTAAACCGTAGCACCAGTAGAACCGATAAATGCGTTAGTTGATGCAGCAGCAGTAGAGTAGGCAGTACCTGTACCAACTGCTCGACCAAGCTGAATCAAGTCAGTATCAACCTGAGTAGCAAGCGCATAACCTGCGTCATCAGTATAGAACCGACGTAGCGAGCTAAGAGCCTGTGTCTCTACGATATCCTCGATCAAACGTGAATACTCGTAGTGCTTGTTGATAAGAACCTGTACTTCTGACTCAGTTGCAGCAATAAGCGTTACCTGAGAAGAAGCTGCCTTTGCAGATGCAGAACCACGAGTAGGCTTCGGAATATGAAGCGTATCGCCTTTCTTGCCTTTGAAAGACATTTTAGAAAACAAGTTTGCAGCAACAAGATTAGCCTTATATGCTGCAATGATTTCGTCGGACCAAATCTCTGGGATAAATTTATCCGCAGTAGTCTTGGTCACATGGTTAGTACCTAGTGCCATTTTTTATTTCCTTTCAGTTATTTGACACGTCCCTCCGCATATGCAGCCATAATCTCATCTTGCATAGCTTCGTAACGTGCGGGATCACGCAAACGTAAATTTATTAAATCAGACCTTCTATAAATTTTTCTTGAAGATGGTGCAGGTGAACCAGTATCTACAGCTACAGTTTTCAAATTCTTAGCTG